GGCGACAGCAAAGAAAAAAGGCTGTTGCCTTTTCTATACATGATTGACGATGTCGACAAGTGGAACGACATCAACGAGCTGAAGAAGGCGAACCCGAACCTGGGCGTCTCCGTCAGTGTTGATTATATGCTCGAGGAAATCGCGGTCGCTGAGGGGAGCCTGAGCAAGAAGACCGAGTTCCTCACAAAGTACTGCAACATCAAGCAGAACAGCAGCCAGGCATGGCTGGACTATGAGACCGTGGAGCGGGCCAGCGGCGGGCCGCTGCGCCTGGAGGACTTCGCTGGATGCTATTGCGTCGGCGGGATCGACCTGAGCAAGACCACGGATCTGACGGCGGCCTGCATCGTGATCGAGAAGGGCGGGCTGCTGCACGTCGTCAGCCGGTTCTTCATGCCGCAGGAGCGGATCGAAAAGGCCACGGCGGAGGACGGCATCCCATACGACGCATATGTGAAGCGCGGGGAGCTGGTCCTGAGCGGGGAAAATCACGTGGACTATCACGACGTCTTCCGCTTCTTCACGGATCTGGTGGAGAAATTCAGCATCTTCCCGCTGAAGGTGGGCTATGACCGATATTCGGCCCAGTACCTGGTGGCCGATATGAAGGCCTACGGCTTCCACATGGACGACGTCTATCAGGGATTCAACCTGACGCCGGTGATCTCCGAAACGGAGGGCATGATGCTGGACGGGAAGATCAGCATCGGAGACAACCAACTGCTGAAGGCCCACCTGCTCAACAGTGCCCTGAAGGCGGACGTGGAGGCGCAGAAGACGCGGCTGGTGAAGGTAGCGCCCAGGGCCAGGATCGACGGCACGGCGGCGCTCCTGGACGCGCTGACGGTGCGGCAGAAGTGGTACTCCGAGATCGGAGAGCAGTTGAGAAATGAGGGGTGACAGCCATGGGGCTTTTTGACAAACTTTTCGGAAACCGCCCGCAGCCAAAAGGGGAAGAAAAGGGCGCGGTGCGGATGCTGACCGGCTACGAGCCGAGCTTCCATCGTTTCGGCGGAAACATCTACGAGAGCGAGCTGGTGCGTGCGGCCATCGGAGCCATTGCAACGCACTGCTCCAAGCTGGCCGTGACCACCAGCGGAGCCGCAAAGCCGGCGCTGCAGCGAAAGCTCCGGCACGGGCCGAATCAGCTGATGAGCTGGAGCCAATTTCTCTACCGGCTGGCCACGGTGCTGTACGTCCACAACACCGCCTTCATCGTGCCGGTCTTCGACGACTTCGGCGAGATCTCCGGCATCTATCCGGCGCTGCCGGAGCGCTGCGAGGTGGTGGCCTTCGGCGACGATGAGCGATATTATCTCCGCTACCGCTTCGGTCAGGGAGAGACGGCGGCCATCGAGCTGGACGCCTGCGGGGTCATGACCCGCTTCCAGTACCGCAGCGAACTTTTCGGAGAATCAAACCGGGCGCTCCTGCCGACCATGGACCTGATCAGCATCCAGAACCAGGGAATCCAGGAAGGCGTCAAGAGCGCGGCCACCTATCGCTTTATGGCGAAGCTGACGAATTTCTCCCGGGCGGAGGATCTGGCCAAGGAGCGGCAGAGGTTCACCGAGGAAAACTTCAGCAAGGACGCCAAGGGAGGCGGCCTGCTGCTTTTCCCGAACACATACCAGGACGTGAAGCAGATCGAGACGAAGCCGTGGGTGGGAGACGCAGACACGATGAAGGTCATCCGGGAGAGCGTCAACGAATACTTCGGCGTCAACGAGGACGTGCTGACAAACGCGGCCTTCGGAGATAAGTGGAGCGCCTTCTATGAGGGCGAGATCGAGCCGTTCGCCATCCAGGCCAGCGAGGTCATGACCCGGATGCTTTTCACCTTCCGGGAGCAGACGGAGGGAAACGGCGTCATGCTGACAGCAAACCGGCTGCAGTACATGACGAACGCCGACAAGCTGAACGTCTCCGCCCAAATGCTGGACCGGGGAATCATGAGCATCAACGAGATCCGGGAGATCTGGCAGCTGCCGCCGGTGGACGGCGGGGACGAGCGGATCATCCGGGGCGAATACTATAACGCCGACGAGCGGGTGACCGGCGAAGGAACGGACGAGGGTACCGAAGCATGAGGCGCGTCGCAGTCTACGCCGGCACGCGGAACGTCTACGGCATGATGGCCGCAGCGGCGAAGAGCCTGCTGGCGACCACGCACATGGACATAGTCTATTTCATGATCGAAGACGATGAATTTCCGGAGCCGCTGCCGGGTCCGATCGGCGTAGTGAACGTATCAAGCGGCAGCTGGAATGCCAAATCCTACTTTGACCCGGAGGGGCCGAATTATAACAGCCAATGGACCTGGATGAGCCTGGTGCGGCTGGTACTACCGGATCTCCTGATAAGGGAAAAGCGGGTGCTGTGGCTGGATATAGACACCATCGTGGAGCAGGACATTGGAGATCTGTTCGACCGGGATCTGGACGGGAACTACGTCGCCATGGTGGAGGAACCGGTGCGGAGCAAGTACCCATTCATCTACTACAACGCCGGCGTCATGCTCATGGACCTGGAACGTCTGCGGGAGGACCGAATCTGGAAGAAGTGGATCGACCTGGTGAACCGAGAGCCGTTTTCGGCGAAGGACCAGGACGTGATCAACCTGATCTGCCAGGGCGAGATCCTGACGCTGGGGCCGGAATGGAACTGCGCCGGGCACATTACGCAAAACGCGGAAGATCCATACATCCGGCATTATGCCGGCAGTCTGAGGCCGAGCGGGGCCGCTGCCTTCGCCCGATATGAAAAAGCAGAATGGAGAGTGAAATAAATGGCGAATAAAGACGTGAAGGAAAAGCTGACCGAGGGGCGGCAGTACCGCGCCGTCATGGAGGTCCGGGCGCTTCCCGGCGAGGATGAGGCCCGGATCGTGGAGGGCTACGCCACCACCTTCAACCAGCCCTATGAGCTGTGGCGGGACGGCCCGGATTATATCTTCCTGGAACAGGTGGACCGGGGCGCTTTCGATAAGACGGACATGAGCGACGTGATCATGCAGTACGACCATGAGGGCCGGGTGTTCGCCAGGACGAACAACGGCACCCTGACCCTGGCCGCCGACGACCATGGCCTGCACATCCGGGCAGACCTGAGCGGGACGGAGATCGGGCGGCAGCTCTATGAGGAGATCAAGGGCGGCTATACCGACAAGATGAGTTTCGGCTTCACCGTGGACAGCGACGAGCGCCTGATTACGGAGGAGGCCGGGGTCGTTACGATCCTGCGGACCATCAAGAGCATTGGCAAGCTCTACGACGTTTCTGCCGTGAGCCTGCCTGCCAATAACGCAACCGAGATTTCGGCCCGGAGCTGGTGTGACGGAGTGATCGCGCAGCTCACGGAGGAGCGCCGGGAGGCCGAAGCGCGGGAGCGGAAGAAACAGAAAATCAAGATCATGCTCAATCTCTGAGCGGAAAGGAAATGCAAATGGAAATTAAGAACATGACCGTTGAGCAGATCGAGGCCCGCAAGGCTGAGATCGCCAAGGAACTGGAAACCGATGGTGCTGACCTGGACAAGCTCCAGGAGGAAGTTAAGAGCCTGAATGCCGAGCTGGAGGCCCGCAAGGCCGCCGAGGCCAAGAAGAGCGAGATCCGCAAGGCCATTGCCAACGGCGCCGGGAAGGTCGTCACCAAGGCTGAGGAGCAGAAGGTCGAGACCCGCAACAGCAAGGAATACATCGACGCCTTTGCGGAGTACATCCGGACCGGCAAGTCTGACGAATGCCGCGCCCTGCTGACCGTCAATGCCCCGAACAACGGGACCGTGCCGGTGCCCGAATTCCTGCAGGAAATCATCGAAACCGCCTGGGAGAAGAACGACATCCTGAGCCGGGTCCGCAGGACCTATTTCAAGGGCAACTATAAGGTGCCCTTCGAGCTGTCCGCAAGCCCTGCCGTTGTCCATCTGGAAGGCACCACCGCCGTCACCGAGGAGACCCTGACCTTCGGCCTGGTGACGATGATCGCCAAATCCGTGAAGAAGCTCGTGAGCTTCTCCAATGAGCTGGAGGATCTTCGTGGTGAAGCGTTCCTGCGGTATGTCTACGATGAAATGGCTTACCGCGTGGCGGACAAGCTGGCCGATGAAATCCTGGATGATATTATGACCAGCCCCACCAGTTCCGACGAAGACGAGATCGGCGTCCCTGTCGTGCAGATGGCGCCCGCCATTATGACCATCCCCACCGCGCTGGCGTATCTGAGCGAAAACGCCCGCAATCCCGTGATCATCATGAACCGGCTTACTGAAGTCGCTTTCCTGACTGCCTATGCTGCCGGGAACTTCGCCGTGGACCCGTTCGCGGGCCTGACGAGAATTTACGACAGTCACCTGCCCGCGTACAGCTCCGCCAGCGCGGACGCCGTATACGCCATCGTAGGCGATCTGGTGGGCGCTCAGGTGAACTATCCCGAAGGCGATGACATTGCCTTCACCT